AAATTCAATGCTATATTCATCATGACCAAGCTCTTGCCCGATCCTGATCCACCTGCAAAGATATTGAGTTCTCCTCGACTGAATCCACCATACAACAGCCGATCCATCTGCGGCCATCCTGTGCTGACTTGCCCGCCAGAGTTGAAATACTTTTCGATGCGTCCTTTGGGATCAGCAAAGTAATCAGTGCCCATGTCTTTAGTCAAACTAATCTGCACAGCATCTTTGATCAGTTTCTCCACTGGATCATAATCGCCTTTTTCCAACAAGTCTGCTGCTTTGAGAATTGCACGTTCCAGTTCTTGACGGCGAGTGAATGCTTCAAACTCTGTCATGAACCATTCAAAGTGTCCTTCGTTCAGCTCCGGCACTGGTTGTAGTTTTACTCCTGTTGTGGCTGATATCTGTGCTCTATCAGGAAGTGTTTTGTATTTGTCTCCGTGTTCTTTAAGAAACTCAGCAGCTGGTCTCAAACTTCGATCAAAGTTTTCTGGATTATAGATGTTCTGTACACGTACATAGCCTTGTGCGTCTTCCAACATCATTTCCAAAAATAACTTTTGTACTTCAATAGAATAATCTTTAAGCATGATTATTAAGAACTCCGTATTCTTTTAACAAGATTTTTCTTTCTCATTTCAATTTTGATTCGACTGGTTTCACGATTTTCAAATATAGTTAGCAGAGTTGCCAACCTACCATAGCGAACCACGCTGTCATTCACATCCTTGATATCTGCGGGCCACGGTGGCATGCTTACTGCCCATCCTAGTTCCACAGCACGATCCACAAGTTCCATACCTGCTGAATCTTGATCTGGCACCACAGTAATCTCTCGGCCAAGTCCGCGAATTAGTCTAGCTTGTTCATCTGATATAGTGTTGTGCATTACTGCTAGGCCACCAATACTGAGTGCATCAAATATGCCCTCTACTACAATTGTATTGGTCCAATCTGCATGTTGCAAATCTGTGCCAAACACATATCCCTGTTGGCTATCACTGATGTATTTGGGTGTTTTATTATCCAGAAATCTGCGAGTATATCCCACAATGCAATTATCATGAGTAAATGGTATGATTACATTAGGTCGTGTTAGGAAGGAACGTTCTCTGTGCAATTCTATCATCAATGGATAATCATCTGGCACATGTCTGTTTTGTACATAAGTTCTATACGGTTCTTGGTCGACCAGCAATTCGCTAAAATCTGGTAGTTCACGTTCTTCAAAATTGATACTTGCCAATGTAGAATACAGTCGCTGCCGGTCATCAACAATACCGTATATGCCTCGATGTCTTAGACTTTCTAAGTTTAGCATATCAATTTCAGTGACCGGCACACCCATCCAGCTTAATAGCTTACGAGCCTTATAACTTAGTGTTCGGCCAAGTATAAAGCTGGCGGTGTAGTTGCAGTTGAAGCAATGGTAGCTCCATCCTTGTTCCGTAGGCTTAATTCCGCCACGATTACGCTGATCTTTTGTACTGCCATTGTGTTGACAACATACTGCATTGAAACTGGTCCAGCCCGACGGTGTGGTCTTTCGTTTTGCTGGCAAGTATTCAAGGATATCTAGCATCCTTACATTGTAGCAGAGTCTATGGTAGAAATCAACTTTTCAGTAATCATTACGTGGCCAATTTCATTGGGGTGGCCTCCGGGCATGACAAGTTCGCGATTTCGATTTCCAGGATGGTCTCGAAACCAAAGTGTAGTTGCAAAGTTGGGCCAAATTATAGTAGGGGTGTTTTTCATTTCACATTCAGCTGGCATGATGTGAAACTGCATTATAGGTATGTTGTGTCTAGCAGATACTCCGTCAAAGAACATCACAGTCTGTTGATAGTTTAATCGTGTGAGTTCAGCACAGTTGGTCAATACCAGTTGTTGCTTGATCATGGTACGGAATTCTTCAGGTACTACACTGCTTCCAAATTCCACCCAGGTAGAATGTATGAACTTGTTCCAAGGTGGATCGTTGGAGTAACTACGATGATTAGGATTGTAAAAGCTAAGTCTATCAGAATCAGTATGTCCTACCAATACCAAACATTGTTCTGGATTGGGTTCATGCTCTAACCACCATTGAAATGTCCAAATTGAACTTTGCATGGATCCACCTGGGATGCCAAAATTTTCAACAGGCACATTGTAATGTTTACCAAGCAACCCTAAAAAGTTATGATTGGTTCGATATGTAGTATTCTGTACCCAACACGAGTGTGCATCTGAGTGTTTTTGTGCTAGTGCTGGATCCAGTAACTCGTCACCATACATCCATGAGTCACCAAATCCTACAATTTTTTTATATTTCATCTAACTAGTATGCTTACAATGGCTCCACGATTGATACTGATCGCAGCAATCTGATTGCTGCGTTGCGGATTGGCTACATATCCCTGACCACCATTAATAACATTTATGGCACTTACTGAGTTGCCTTCAATTTCTGCTTCGGCCACAGCACCAGCACCTAGACCAATGATATTCACACGTGGTGGTGCTAGATACCCGTATCCAGACTGATTCACAGTGATACCAGTGATCACTCCATTGGCTCCGTAAGCTGTGGCAGTGGCCAATTGTACCTGTTCTGTACCCGGCCATTGATCTGACACAAGTCTCAACAAAGGATGATATCCTAATACATTGATATAGGCTGTACCAGTTTTATTGTAATAGCTTTGCTGTTCAGTAACATCTACCCAAACTGATTCATAATTTTGAGCACCTTGTGCTTTGACATTTCCAGTAAAGTGATCCATTTCCATCTGGAACGTGGTCAAGCTGCTGCCATTACTGTCCACATGACTGCTAAATCGTTGCGGATCATTGAAAACATTTCCAAATGCACCTGGTGGATTTAATGCCCAGTCTGGATAATTGGAATTGAATACAGGATCTATATATGCTTCTGGACCGTAAATGGTAGGAATAGTTACCAAATGGCTGGGTACAAAAGCAGGTTTTACACTGTCTACAATATCCACGTCGCCACGAGCTTGTGCTTGTGCATCTACAAACACAGCTTCTACTAGATTACCGCTGGCACGTTCTATACTGTAGCTGCTGGGGTCAGGTGGGAATTCAGAAGTTTCTGCAGAGGTTAGTGTGACTTTGGCTCGCCCGTATTGTGCATTGATGATCACCATGTCTTTTTCAATCAACTGTGCAGTACCTGCTAGATTGATCAATTTGAATCGTAATACACTCCCTGTGATATTCACAGGCTTTTGGTCTTGGTTGACAAACTCAAACAAGATCACGTTGTCAACACCTTTGTTGATGGTTAATTTTTTAGCGTACACAGGGTCCCACCTCCGGTCAAAATAAGCACCGCTGGAATCTAAGACCAACACTCGTTGGATTTGTTGATAGATATAGATCTGAGTTGAATACATATGGTGCTCCAATGATATTTACCTAGAGTCTCCGGGTATAAATATCCAAACTAATACAATATGGGCAGAGACTTATTTCAAAAACTTGCAGACAAATATCCGTTTATAACGCTGTGTGTGTACGCTACCAACGAATATGTAGGTATCGTGCAGAACAGAGATGATATAATCACCACTATCTATGACTTTGGAAACGTAAAAGATCTAGAACAAAAACGTCGATACCTGGACTTGGCCAACACCTGGTGGTGGGAATCAAATCGTAGCATACCTATCAACATATTCCTACGTGGTGAATGGGACGAATTCCGCGGATGTTTAAGAACCTTTGTAAACAAGGATTTAGAAATATTGCATGGTCCTGTATGTAGCTTAAACGATATTGCCCGTAGAAAAGGCAAACGTAAATCAATTACCTTGGTCAGGCGTATGGAGTAAATTCATGTGTAGCGCAACCAATGCTGCATATCCCACAGCATGAGCTTTTTTGAATACATATCCTCGGCTGTCATCGCCATCCCATACTGATTCAAATACTTGAGACCAAGGCTGATTCTGCAAGTGTGCTTTACCCGGACGTATCACACTGATAAATGCTGCCATTCTGGGAATAGAGTCAGGTTGCATACTTTTTAACAACTGAGTGTAGTTGCCAATATGAATCAACTGTTTGGCCCATTCTGAATCTTGCCACAATCTATCCCACGGCGGTGTGGCTGTTAACATTTGTTCATAATGTGCAGGATCTGTTACCAAGCTATAAACACTCATGTTCAACAAGTCAATCTTGAAATAGCCTCTTGTTTCTGCGGTTTCGTAATCCAAGGCTGCACATCCTAGTATTGGATCACGTGGAATATCTGTAACGTAGATTCCTGAGTTGTGCTTTTTTCCATTGCTTTGCCGTGCAGCGGTGTGCTGTATCAATGCTAACACAGCATCTCTATTGGGCATGTCAATGTCAATATCTGCACTCATAATTTTACCATCCTGCTTGTGTTAGAATTTCTTTTGCGTAGGCCTGGTCTGCCGGATAATCCACAAACTTCTTTTGCCATACGTCTGAATCAATATACGGCCATATCATTGCCACTTGTTCTGCATTGAGTTCATTCAAGAACTTCTGTCCTGATTCACTATTATAAATTACCCAAGCACTTATCCTGCCAGTGGTGATTGCATAGCATGTGGCATTGATACTGCCATATCTCAAACAATCGTGTGCCGATGCATGTTGCTTTTCACTCCACCCTATACCGTGTTCAATGGCTCGAGCCAATGCATCATCCACTGATTCGCGACGCACATATTCCACTAGATATTCTGTGTATAGTTTGTCGCTGCACCAGTTGTCTATCTTCTTGTTGTTCTTCAACAACCATTCTATGAAACGCACGGGATTGATCACCTTGACATCTACACAATATCTACCCCACTTGACAAATGCACGGTAATAAGGAGACGTGGCAAAGTCGTTCCACGTCTTGACTTTGGCGGATCCTTGTGTGTATTCATAGAACTTCAAATAACCTTGTAGTCCCAATTGCACGCCACGTTCACTGGATTCTTGATAACGTTTTTTCTGTTCGCACACATGCACACTCAGAGTGGATTCCTTGCTGAATGATCGATTGCAATACTTACATGTGAAATTACTTGTCGTTGCCATGGTCACGTATGAGTTGTGTGACTTCTTTTTTAGTGGTCATTGTGGCCATCAAATCAATTTCATCTTCTTTGAAATGCGGATACAATTCTCTCAATTGCTTCTTCATGGCTGAATCACCAGCTTCTTTCTTTTTAAGTGAGATCCAACTATGCCGCATGGTACCCATACCTGGACTGGCTGCTGTGGCCATGAGCCATTGCAGTTTGGGATGCCGATGCATAGTAAAGAAGTGCTTGTTGAGATAGTGATTCACACTCTGCACATAGTATTCCTGTAGTTCCTGGGCACCGTCTACTGTGCTGCCCCAACGAACCATAAGGAACGTGCTGAATTTCTTACGTTCTTCAGGAGTAAGCTCATCGTAGAACGCTCGATTCTTTGCGTCCAGTTGCCGCATTTCATTGCTGATGTTTAGTTTATCGCTCATTTTGTCTTGGTAAGATGATAGATCATTATAGCACGGTCCAGCGCATCTTGTAAAGTGGGATTGGTCTCAGCGGCTCTGCGTATGTTACCCCAAAGTTTTGATTCCATGATGCGATCATTCAAGGATCTACCGTCATGCGTTCTAGGATCGTACTGTTGTATCAACTCACGTTTGTCTGATCCAAGCTCACGAGAGTACACAGTATTACCACCATCAGGACTTTCAAACACTGGCATAATTTACTCGTTTAATGTCATGGCATCTTTAAAATTCAAAGTTGCTCCATTGGTACGCCATTGTTCAGCAACCAGACGATGCGACCAGTACTGTGAGTCGTTGGCTGTGTCTACTCCTAATGTGATTTTGTTCTTGTTCTTAAAGGTGGTATCAAATGATGCGTCTTCAAACAACATTGGAAAATTAAACACACCGCCCAATTGCAGATACAGTAAATTTTCTATGATAGGCCCGTAAGGAACTCCATTAAGATCAATCAAATCCAGTTGATAACTGTTGTAACCTTGGCACACTCTATCTAATAAAAGTTTAACATAGGATCTTCTGAACAACGAATGTGCTCCCCACCAACGTCCACGTGTTATCTTTAATGATAAATTGGGATCACCAGCAGGATTACAGTAAGGCATCATGACTTTGGTCAGTTGCACGCCATTCCAGTGCATGGGTAGATTTTGTACAAACTCGTCCCAGGTAAAATTCCAATGCTTTATGCTTTCAAAGCTAACGTCATCTTCACAAAAAATAGCATATTCCTCATCAGTGGAAACGTACCAATTTCTCAAAAGATTTATGTGAGATATTATAGTGCCCATCTGTGTGCCAACTTCGGGCATACCCAATCCTGTGCCTGTTACTTGAACATAATCAGATATTTTTTCAAATCTTTCAGTTAGGTATACATTTGTTTTTGTAATACCATAATGGTCAAATTGATTTTGCATGTATGCTCTACGAGCAGTACTTTCCCGCAAACTGGTATAGTTTACTGAAGGAAAATTTTTAAGTTTTTCACTGTAGGATAACTCTGCCATGATTTACCACGCTTTATTGTAATCAACGATCTCACAGTTACGACTGATGTCTTTAACAAAATACACACAGTCCGGTTGTGGGGCGTCATTGATAGGAACGCATAACATCTGTCCATTTTTTAGTTTGGGTGCATACCATGACACTTCTTGATATACATCTACAATTTCTATAGGAGGAAAACTTGGGCGGAAACTGGAGAGAGGATTGAATTGAAACAGTTTAAATCCACGATCATTGATACTGGTAAGTGGTAACGTTTCTAAGTCGCCTACATCGGGTTCACCAATTAACACTTGCCAATCCATGGGCATTTTGATTCGAGCATCACCTATCTGCAAAACCAATGCAGGTGCATTAAAACTTTCCAGGAAAATTAAAGGTATGTAATGATAGTCAGGGTTGGCTGGATCAGAATTATCTAATATAGCAAATCTCATGTCATCTACCTCTTCGGGTAAATGTGTGAGATCATATGGTCGGTTGTCTAATGTAAGGATACGCATGAGTTTATTGTACTGTATTTTTTATAAAAATGCAACCTCATTGCCAGTTTAATTTTTCCTGGGTATAAGGATATTCAGCATCATTATAGTAGGCCTTGCGTTTGGCCAGGTGTCGTTTGCTGAATCTGCATGTTGACGTGATGTCCCAAATCTGCACATGATCTTTGTCTTCGGCTTTTCTGATACCGCGCCCAATTGATTGTATTACCCTAGTGAAACTCTTGCCAGACTCGATCATGACCAAATTAAAGATTCTGGGTATGTTGATACCCACTGCTGCTACACCATATGTGGCCACAATAATTTTGCCAGTGGCTGTGGCTACCTCGTCGTATTCTTCCTGCCGTGCTGCACCTTTGGTTGCTCCTGATACAAACACTGCTCGATCACCTAGCCTTGCAACCAATTCATGTCCAGGTGCCACTCGATCTACCAGTACCAGGGTGTTACCAGTTTCATTCACTTGCAATACCAACTGAGCAATGGCATCCAAACGGCCTGATTCTTCCAGTAGATATTTCAATTCTTGCTGGTAAGTTTTATGCTCTACTGTGTCAACCATTTGCACCACATTCACATGACACTGTGCTAGTACACCTCGATCTTGCAGTTCACTAGCAGCCAGTTTTGAAATCACTGGTCCAAGACTTACTAGCAATGCCTGGCTTTCAAACGCTTCTTTGGGGATAGTACCAGTCAATCCCCAACGAATTGGCACTTGCGCCATCACTGTGGTCAGCAAGGTTTTTAATGCATCTGCTTTGGCCATGTGTACTTCGTCTACTATTACACAAACAACATCTTGAATGAATTCTTGTATGGTGCAATCACCCGTGCCGTTCTTGGTATTCTTCATGAGATTGTTTAGACTTTGCCAGGTGCATATGGTATGACTCCGGCCATATTCTTTTCTATCTCCAAAATAAACACCCACATCTAGTTCCATGTTGATGTAGTCTTTTTCTGTTTGTGTAACAAGACTTTTGTTGGGCACAATCACAATGCTGCGACCATACTTGCTCACAGCATCACTCAGTGCAGCAGTCATAATGGTCTTGCCTGCACCAGTGGCCACTTCTTGTAGGCATTGCGGGTTGGCTAGAAAATTATTGATAATTTCCACCTGATAGTCACGTAGCTCAATGGGTTTGCCTGCCATTGGGTGCTTGTCTGGCCAGGCTTTGTGGGCATAGGTCTGTTCGTGTACTTGATCAAACTCAAATGTGGTTGTGTAGGTACGTTGATCGTCGAGTTCAACATCATAATTGTGTTTGTCCAAGATGGGCAAAATCTCAGGCAACAAGTTTACATAAGTGCTGCCGCCAAGTTGAAAGTATGCAACTTTGCCATCCCAGCGTCCCAGTCGCACTGCTGGTAGATAACGTGCGTAAGGTACATCGTATTTGAATTTCTTCACTAGATCCCTGCGAGTGTCGAGATCTAGTCCTTCAATTTTGATGTTGACTTCGTCTCGGATTATTATGGTTGCTTTTTTCATTCAATAGATACTCGGGTGATATGTTGTCGTGATACAATGAGATTGATTATCTCTTCTTGTGTTCTGTTGTCTTGTAAATCTGCTACTGGATATCTTAATGGTAATGCATGTACATTGTACACATTTGCAATGCCGCGAGCAACAAAAAACTCTCGATGTTGTTGAATATATTTTTCTATAGAATCTAATTTTGAAGAATTATCAATATAATAAAACGGAATAAAAAAATCTGCAGAGTATCTTTGCCAGGGTTGGAATGCATCGTCGCCAATGTACTGATCGTTATCATATGTAAGATCTTCAAGAGTCTTTCCTATCTCCACATAGTTCAAACACACAGTCCCAAACGGCACTTTCAATGAACCATATTCAACGGCTGTGTCAAGATCCAGTTTGTATAGTTTAGGCATACCGAACCAAGTGCAGACCAGTCTGGGGCGATTATATCGTAAACTCTCGCATCTATGCACAGCTATGTTAAGATTAGCCAATGCTGCACGAACAGTGTGCGGAGCCTGCAGCCAGAACTCATGATTTTGTTGATCTAACAATCCATGATAAGTTTCAAATACATGATGCAGATAATTAAGATAATCCTGATCAGTGACTGAAGTAAAAGGCCTATCAATGATCGGCTGATAGGAGTTGATTACATTCACACACTCAAGTATGTAACTTTCTGCTTGATGTGTCTGGTGTTCTAGTGAGTTGAACCCATAAAATCTTTTAGGGTCGTCCAATGGCCAACTATTGCGTATGCTCATACGTTCTAACCAGGCCGCCGCAATAGGCGTATCTCTCAGTTTAAAACGTAAACTTACGGGATCGTGATTGCCTAGTTCTAACACAAGATAAGTCATAGTACAATATATAGTAGATACAAACAAAAGTCAAAAAAACAGGCACCGAAGTGCCTGTATAAAAGAGTCGCCGGGCTAGAAAAACTTTAGCGACTCTATTTGGGATAAACCCAAAATCTTACTTGGCATTGATCTGAATTTGAAAGCCGGCTTCTGCAGCCTCATCGGCTTCATACTCTGTATTCACAGCATACAAAAACATATCACCATCCCAAATCTCGTACATATCGTTCCTTAAAAAATTGCATTGGCCGCAGCAGCAACGTTCCATGCACTGAAAAAAATGTTTACCCAGCCTAGCGTGTTGTTTCCGTTTTCAAAGTCACGTTTGGCCCATTTGAGCATGAGCCATGTAAGAAAAATATTTAAAATGACCCAGCCACTCATTATATCACCGCAATCAAAAAAATCAACAAAGCTACCACAGGATGTCCAAACAACAAGGCCATCATGGCTAGTATGGTGCCAAAGAAGGCCTTGTCGCTGTCCATCTTAGTCCCCGACACGCATACATGTAGTCTCTGCCAGTCGCTTCCAGTTGCCTTCGCTGAGTTTGCGCAGATCGGCAATCTTCAATGCCATACGCAAACTCATCTCACGCAAACGAGTCTGATTCTTTTCCATGAACTCAAAGATTGCATCTTGAGTTTCAGTCTCAAACTCATAATCCTTAAACAACACACCATCTTTGGCAATCTGCTTGATGCGCAAAATCTTGTCACGCATGGTGTCTAGAGTCAAGTCCAAGTAGTGGCAGCGACTTTGCAGTGCATCCAAGTGATCCCGCAGCTTCTGCGATTTCATAGTCTCAAACTTCAAGTTGGTAATAAAGATCACTGAGCCTTTGAACTCAAAACTGTCTGGGATGCCTTCACGACGCAGTGTGGAACTCTCGCTCAACCAAGAAATTTTACGCTTCTTGCCAGAGTCCAGGGCACCTTTCAGCAAGTTCAGTGCAACGTCATCCACAAGAATGCTGTCGCAGTCATCAAACACCAGCACACAGTTTTCGTCTGAATACTTGTAAAGAGTTTGATATAAGCCAATGGGAGTAGCACTGCCTTTGACAACTTCTGCACGAATACGCTTGCCCGCAATGCGATCAAACAATGTGGCTTTGTCAATTTCTTGTTCGACACCAAAACTTTTTCCCACGCCTGGAGGACCACTTACAATCATAGCACGGATACCGCCGTCGATTGCAGCACGGGTCATTTCAGTGAGAATTTCAAAACGCTCGCGGATACGATCCATTGCAGCTTGTTCAGTTTCTGCCACAAAAGACGTCACAGGCACTGCGGGAGTATGCACTGTATCACCATTTACCATTTCGTAGTCAGTGATAGCATCAACGCGAATGCGAACAGCCGCAGGGCAGTTGGGAAAGTTTCCGTCATTTTGCACTGTCACAAAGCCGCCTTTGGCACCTGTTTGAAACCCGTTAATCAGCGTGAAGCTTTGATTTTTAACAGACTTGCCGCGATACTCGCCGCGAATAATACGAATTGCACTCATGGTTTCTAGCCCCGTTTTGTTAATATACCACTATTGTAGCAGTTGCTGAATTACCAGTCAATTCCTTTTTACAGGATTTTTCCAACTTTTTTGCAAAAACTGTGGGTTTTTTGCCACACTGTTTAGCAGTGTTTTTGTTGGTATCTTTGTTGACATGCCGCTATTATAGCTAATCATACAATACTGGTCAAATCCCATAAAAAAACCCTACAATTTGTAGGGTTTTGTTGGAAATTATGTGCTGACCTGACCAGGCAGCAATATGTACTTAATTAACCTGGAGAACTACTATTTAAGATTATACATGCTGGATCTACAAAGAAATCAAATGTAACTGTTTCACCGTCAAAAATTGGATATGCCCAATCGCCCAGTTGAGTCTCTGCATTGACTCTCCAGGACCACGGCAACCCATTTTTAGTTAAATTAGAAATACCATCAGATTCTACTGTGTTGAGATTTGGATCTGCATAAAAGTCTATTGGAGGTACTGTTTCAACCCAGATATATGTGCTAGGATCATTTGGATCAATTGGAACATTAGGGTTGGTTGGTTCTTTTACCCAGGTAGCTCCGGTATAATTCATCCAAAAATGTCCAAAATATAATACGCCACCAGTCACTGTTAATACAACTGGAATTTGTCCTGTAGCATCTGTAGTAGTTTCAAATTGAGATAAGAAATTTCCGTAATACGGATGAGTGTCAGGGCTAGGTAATGTTTCTACTATTGTAGTAGTCACTGGACCATTGATAAATTCCACACCATTGTATGTACCTTGAACATGTACATCTCCACCAGTTGAGTATGCACTACCTCTTAATCTAGCTATTCGTTGAACCATGGTATATCTCCTTTTTTTATTTATGCTAGTGCCAGTGTTTTTTTATTACAATATCGTCGGCTTCGTGCGGTTTAGGATCTCCATGAAATACTAACACACTGTTGTTGGGTGCAAGTATAGTACCACGCCCAGGGCGATTATAAGTTCTATTTTTAAAATTCATTCCGCCATCTAATGCAGTCCATCTCCAACTTACAATTCGGTCTGAATCCATAAATTGGCGTTTTTCTGGAGTAATTACTGATGTAAGATATTCCTGATCCCCACCGTGCTGATATCTGCTGATTATTTTGTTAGCACCATTTTGTTCAAAGTTTGACCACACATGAGACCATTTGGTAGTGTCCCAATACATCACAGATGAGTTCATATTTTGTATATCTGATTTCCATAGCATTCTGAAATCTCGTATGGTCCAAAAATAAAATGGGCTGAGATCCACAATCCAATCTATATTGTCAACAATTACAGTATCTAGATCAAAGTACAACAATTGTCCTTGATGGTGTACTGGATTGAACATTTGCATTTTGTACCACCAGCTGCGTTTGCGACCACTTATGCCTGTCCATTCTGTCAAATCATGTTTGACCATATGCGGTGGTACTGGTCGGCTGGGTTCTGTATACACATGCAATCTCACGCCACGTGTCAAATGGCGACTCAACATGCTGTGTAATTTTTCTACGTAAACCCAATCGTATCCATTACCATGTATAACACAGGCACAATCAACAGGTCCAGTTGTGTCAGACACAGTAGGAGCAATATATCCAGGTAGTTTTTTTGCTCGATGTGCTGCTCTTTCAGCACGGTGCCTTTCTTTTTCTTGTTTTTTAGATAGTTCCTGGTGATATGACATATGTAATAATTATCTGTTGGCCCCGAGACATAAATATCTTTAATGATACCTAAAATTATACACCATGTGTGGCCCGGTGCTGACCCATTTAGAAAAAAGTTTCACTCATGGCGTAATAGTTGGATGAAGGAACATCCCGATTGGACATTTCATTTCTGGCGTTTAGACAATTTACCCAACCATATTAATCCTGACATAAAACAAGCTGTAAACGATCCTGGGTTTGCATTGTGCCCAAAATCAGACATGATAAGATTTGAAATAGTGAGATTGTTTGGTGGCATTTATGTAGATACTGACATGGAATGTCTTAAATCATTTGAGCCATTTCTCAAGCACTCGTTCTTCACCGGGCACGAAGATGATCAGCGCAGGATATGCCCTAGTGTGTTTGGAGCAGAACCCAACCATCCTATATTAACTCAAATGTCATTGACCAGTGTTGCCAACTCCCAACGTTACGGGTATGAATTGTGTAACACACAACCACACAAATATACTAGTGTAAAACCCTTTACTAAAATAGTACGAGCACACATAGCACAACTTACCGAGCCTGTTGATGCTGCCGGGGTCGAATTGATCAAGGTATACGATCGAAATTACTTTTATCCTGTTTATTACAATGAAAAACATCGATTAACAGAAGAGACTCCTGAATCTTATGCCAAGCATCACTGGACTGGTAATGACCCCGACGGCTGGACCAAAGGGCCAAAGTTTGCTTGATCTGACCACCATTGGTAGTGTTTGATCACTGCCATTACATTGTTGGGATATGGGTAATCAACATAATCAGTCTTGCATTTATGATTGATAGCTTGGTCGGGATTTCCAGTTTTAAATGATGCCAACACTTGGTCAGGATCTCTGTATTGACTTTCAATATTGCTGATCACTTTGCTTTGTATCCGCGTGTCATTTCCCATCCAAGTCCAATGCCATCCTGCAATGCCTGGAAATTTTGCACAATGAGCTCGATTTTTTCTTTTGTGCTGATCACCTTTGTACAGTTGTTGAGGGTTTTGAATCATGTGTTTTTTTGCTATCACATGTCCTTGCCAAGTCCTATAGGCTTTTTGGTCAAGACGATAAATGAACATATCCAAGGTGCAGCACACAGGTTGATTGGTTTTGTTGATTAACTCAACAATGTCAGCCAACACATTAGGATCAAGTATCTCGTCGAGATCACTGTGTATTACGATATCATTGAGGTCTAGTAGATCTATACCTTGTTGTAGACTGGCTCTGCTAAAATTTTCACATTGCCAATCTCTATAGTCGCTGGGTATGTCAAGACAGATCACATGGAATTTGTCGCCATATTTTTGTTTATATGCGCTGAGCCGTTGTGAGAAATAATAAGGTTTAAGTTTCCCACTCCAGGTCCTATTGCCTTCAAGTATGATCCAACGATCAACATAGTTCTTTGAAAGATCTAATCTTAGATCTAACATATCAAACTCATCGTTAAACATAAAAGCATCTGCTATCATAATTTGTAAATTATCTGATAATCATCGTGAATAGGATATATTCTCTTTTGCTCAAGATATTCAAATATTTTACGACCTTTACCTGCTCGTTGATTGGTTTCAATTAATCTTGAATTATCATCTATGGCCACTATTACACCTGGCTTTAAAAAAGGTTCTATAACAAGAAATTCTTGTAGATGATGGTCGGCACTGGGTTGATCATCGTGCCATTTGACATCATAGCTGTCTAAATAAAATAAGTCCACTTGATCAAGGTCAGGCTGTTGTTTTAGCCAGGCCACACTGTCTGAACATTCTGCTCGATGATAAACAGGATCAATGAATGCATTAGCAGCATCCACTGCGTTTTGATTTATATCCACGCTACGGACTGATCCACCGTGATATTTGACAAAGTCTGAAAACAACACCCCGCTGTTACCGTCTTTCCAGTTATTGGGTTCGCGTGTGCTGCCTGTTTCAATGATTTTAAAATTATTGTTTTTGATTTTCAATAGCTCATGTAACATGATCTCGAATCCTGCGGCTCGCTGATACAGTTCAGTAACCAGTCCGCGTTTTTTAGCACTGACATTGATATTTAAAAAAGGTTTGTATTGATGTTCAAATCTCTCAGACCATGGTTTCATAATAAGTCTTTCTTACACAAAGTTAATAGTATCAGCATACAACTGCCGTGGATCATTTTTGACCAATTCCGCCCATTCAATCATGGAATCTATACTGAGGGTTTTTCCTTTGTTCAATGCATAGGAATTGCTAAACAAGCGGAAAAAATCATCAAGGTGATGCATGTCAAAATTGTTTTCTGCCAACAGCACAGGACAAAACTCTAAAATCACCAAACAGTTTTTGGGTAGATTTTTCATAGTGTTCGCAGCACCATCTAATACATATGGTTCCCAGCCCTGCACATCCATTTTTATAGCACGTATTTCGCTGGCTCGATCCCCAACTATGGTGTCTAATGTGATCTGACGTACAGCAATAGATCCAGCAGATGACACTCTAGTGTCTCCAAAATTGTCTGGATTATAGTTGATAGTTACCGTGGATTCTGAATCTCCCAGTGCTGCTTCAAACAGATGTGCAGAGGGACAGTTTTGTTTCAGTACCTGGAAGTTCCTAGGATCAGGTTCAAACGCAAACACTTCAGCTTGTTTAAGTTCGGCCATTTTGCTATACCATCCGATGTTGGCACCTATATCAATCACAACATCTCCTGGGCGGATATGATCCATCCATATTTTTGTTATGTCACTTTCCCAGCCATTGTGCTTTAGTATTTTTCTGCTGACCATTCGATCTTCTCTAGGATCATGTATATAAAAATCAAAATTTAAGTCGTGACAGTTGAGATTAAGTTTGTGCATATGGGATATTTTCAAATAACAGTCTCTGATCAAACTCTATTAAAGAAAGATTCAGAGTTGGTCGACGGCCCACATATCTTGGATATTCTCTCCAGGAATGACGTGGAAGATTATGTAAATCGTTGACATTATCCATTCTGTCGGGCAGATAGAAAAACCCATTTACTCCGCAAGTGTCCACAGTGAAAAATTCATAACCAAATTGTTTGGTCAGTTGTTGATATGCACTTAAACTGGCTCCGCAGGTTGCAATTTTGTATTTGTGCAAATTGGGATGCACAGTGCATATCCAGTCAGCTCCGTAATAGCTCAAGTATTCCAAGCACATCACTGCTGGACGGAAATTGTAATTGTATAAGAGATCTTTTAATACCCAAAAATCAAAACTGTCAATGTCTAAACTAAAAAAGTCCGGAGTGCGTGTGGGCCAATTTCCCACCAACTGGTCTAATTGCCCCAATGTCACATTACACACTCTATGATCATAGCCGGAGTGACCCCATCTTGGTTGATTTATGTCGTGCCCGATACCATTGTAACTGCGATTCTCAACAAGGTTACGAATCATGTTTTGTTCACCTGTTCCTGATCCAATTTCTATAGCCCAATGATTGGGATTTTTAACATGTGAGCATAACAGATCAATTATTCCATCTTCTCGGTGTTGTGAACTAAACTGTGATTCGTATGGGAGGAAATCTTCGTCGGGATAATGCATGATATTTTATTTACCGTTATGTGTGCCGATAAATATTTCTATGGACACTATGAAAATTGTAATTGTTACAGGTGGATTTGACCCCTGTCATTCC